TTTCATTTCCGTAGTCAATTTGACAAAAAACTTGATGACCCTGTGTGGGAAACCGTCAGTATGAAGATAAGGAAATACGATCCTTTCATAAATATAGATGTGTTACAATATAAAAAAGTTCTTAGAGATGTAGTTCATGGGTAAATTTTTTGAGTCAGATATGGTTCGGGAGGAGTTGACTGAAATCAATCAACTTCAACAAGAAATCTATTCGTCTACAATGAATTTTCCTAATATGTCTCGTAAGGATAAATTGGAACACATTGACAAATTGACTGAATTACTTGAGAAACAAAAAATTATGTATGCAAGGTTGTCTTTATCAGATGACCCTGAAGCTAAAGAACTCTTAAGCACATTGAAGTCGTCCATCGCTTTGATGGGTTTCCCACCAAACATGGATATGAACTCGTTTTTTGATAATGTATACAAAACAGTTCAAACACTTAGACTGTCTATTGACAAGTAATTTTACTCTGTTATAATATCTAAGTAAATCTACCAAAATCTAAAATTATCCGAGGTAATCCAAATGTCTTTTGCTAATTTAAAAAAGCAATCTAAATTAGGTTCTTTAACCGCTAAGTTGGTTAAGGAAGTGGAGAAGATGAACAGTAACGGTGCATCAGGTGATGACCGTCTCTGGAAATTAGATGTAGATAAGAGTGGTAACGGTTATGCTGTTATACGCTTTTTACCTGCACCTGAGAATGAAGATCTTCCATTCGTTAAACTTTATTCACATGCGTTTCAAGGGCCCGGTGGATGGTATATCGAAAACAGTTTGACCACATTAGGTCAGAAAGATCCAGTATCAGAGTATAATTCACAGTTGTGGAATAATGGAACTGATGCCGGTAAGGAACTAGCAAGAAAGCAGAAACGCAAGTTGACATACATTTCCAACATCTATGTTGTGAAAGATCCTGCAAATCCTGAGAACGAGGGTAAGACATTCTTGTTCAAGTATGGTAAGAAAATCTTTGACAAACTCACTGCAGCAATGCAACCTGAGTTCGAGGATGAAGAAGCAATCGATCCATTCGATTTCTGGCAGGGTGCTAACTTTAAATTGAAAGCTAAGAATGTTGCTGGATACCGTAATTATGATTCAAGTGAGTTTGCTGCTGTATCACCATTACTAGATGACGATGATGCGATGGAAGCAATCTGGAAGAAAGAGTTATCACTTTCTGAGTTTGTTGCTCCTACACAATTCAAGACTTACGATGAACTTAAAACTCGTTTAGAGTATGTTCTTGGTAAGAGAGGTGCAAAACCAATTGCTCAAGATCCTGAGATTGAAGAAGAGGAGTTCACAACTCCTGTCGCAGAGACAAGAGAGACAGTTTCTTCTGTTGCTTCAAGTTCAAGTGAAATTGAAGACGATGATACACTATCGTATTTCCAACAACTCGCTGAAAACTAAAATACTGGGAGGGCAACCTCCCTTTTTTTATGGCATACTTATGTTTAAATTTTCTGTTTGTGCTGTATTGTCATCAATTCTCTGAGAAGATTCATCATATGTCATAATCTCCTTAAAGTCATCAAGGAACTGTTGTAAGAATCCATTTTTCAAAACAAATATATTTCTTTTCTCTTCATTTCTTAAAGTCTCATATTCGTAATTAGATATAGCATTGATAGGGTTTGGTATACTCGCTACATTTGTACCAAGTTTTGTTAGATCATTTGTGTATGTAATACCACCATCATAGTACGATAGTTTGAAATTCTGATCTACTCTTTTACCTTTTGGAAGTATAACTTTTCCAGAGGAGTCTTTTACAAGTTTTGTCTCAAAATATTTTATATCTGTTAAACCACTCACACCATACTTATTTTCTGAATACTCATATAAATCTTTATTTGAAAGTGGCCATTCGTCACGAATATTAACGATACCTGCACATACTATCACAACATAGTCTAGTGTATCACTACCATATAATTCTTCTGCAACATTATCTGGTCTAAATCCATCAGGTATCTCATACTTATCAAACAAAGTGATGATACTTTGTAAATCTTCTCTTAATTTGACACGACGAAATAAATTTTTTGCATCAACATAATCGAGTGATGAGTTCTTATCACTTAGAAAAGATGGGTATCGTAATGTTGGTAATTCTCTAAAATATCCCATGTTAGAATCCTACTGAATTGTCACTATCTTTATAGTCAGTATCATATATTGGTTCAATCTCTTTAAATGTCATATCCATAGTCATTGATACTGGTGTTGAATCATCATATGTAGTATGAGTGCCCTCTGCTGTGTAGTTCACAGAAAAATTTGTTAAGAAACACTGTTTAAATTTATGTAAGAAGGGGTGATTACCACCTCCTCTTTTATAACTTAATTCAAATATGTTTGGGGTTTTTAAAAATATACCTGTGCCTCCTACTTGACCACCTTCAAGATTTGCTTTTGGAGCCATGTTTTGTTTGAATGATCTAATAATTAATTTACATTGTCTCGCTTCTTGCTGACTTCTTGGAGTCATCTTAAAAGAAAAAGTGAAACTTCTAAGGGTTGGAGCATCAAATAATAATTCTAAGTTAGGATTAAATATTTGCCCTTGCTGTCTTGCAAGTAATTGTTGTGCTGAAACATTACCACCAAATATACCGAGTGCTGATGATGTAAGTTTTGCATTCATGAAGTTTTGAGCTGCTTGCCCTAGACCTGTACTATCACCAAATCTTTCTTTTAAATCTTTTTTAACATCGGCTCCAAAGGCACCTAATCCACTAGATAAAGTTTTTTTACCTTCGATAGTTTCTGCTACTCTTTTTCCCCCTGCTTGCATCGTATTTCCTATTACTCCGGCAGCAGCACCAACAAGAGTATTCATGCTACTATCACCAAAGTTGACTGCATTACCATCTTGAACATTTGATGGTACTTGTAAAAGTATAGATCCGTCATTTATCACAGACTTTCGTGCTAGTGATCCTGATGTAGTTCCTCCAACTGCACTGTTCAAAGTATTTGCACCAAATCCAGCTGGGCGAGTAAGTTGATTTGGTTGTCTCTTATATTCAATTATATTGATTTGTAAGTAATCAGTAGTGCCTGTTAGTGCCTCAAGAGGATATCTTAAAACTCCACCACGACGCTGAGACTTTGAAGAAGCCTGTCCTTTTGTCGAATTATTAATTTCGCTTTTAGTTGACGCTGGTGGTTTTGGAAGAGGTTGATTATTCTTAATTGCTTCTTTAGCACCAGTTTGATACTCTTTAGATGCAAAAAACTTCTCTTGTTCAGCATAATTTGGGGGAAAATTGGGCATATATCTCTTTTTTTAACTATTTAGACGCATTTTACCGAAAGGTAGAGCCTGAAGGTCGGTAATCTCTTCAGGATAGACACGATATGTGCTACTAGTTACATTTGCGTATGAATATGATCGTGCTTCACCATGATGAAAATTTGTACCACGAAAACCCCATGAATACACATCTGTGACCGCAACAAGGGGATTTGCATCATATCTACCACTTGATGATGGTTGATATGAGAATAAGAAAAACTGACCTGCCTGTGGTGCTGATGCAGTGTCACTCACTACTTCAGTAATTTCTGTCATTAATTCATCAGGATCTTCGATTCCGATTAAACGATCTAATACTGGACTAATACGATTCATTTGACTCCGAGTTCATCCTCAGTCATTACCTTAAACACATACAATCGATCTTTACAATACTCTGATGCTGCTTTCCATTTTGCTTGATTGCGAGCATACTCATAAGTTTCATAAAGATAACCTTTTGTTTGTCTTTTTGGTTTTTTAGGAGGTTTAAGTTGTTTTTTAGGTTTGACTTCGATAATATACTTTTTGATTTTACCTGTAGTCTCCTTTAGTTTAACATAAAAATCAGGAAAATATCTATGAACTTTATTATCAATTGGAGATCGATATGGTATTGCAATCTCCTCACTACCCCATTCAAGTATATTCTCATTCAAATCACAGTAAACCATGAATTTTCGTTCCCAAAGTGAACGATATATGATGTTTGATGGATTACCTTTATACTTTCGTGGGTAAGATGGTGAATATCTCCCTTTATATGACATAAATAATAATAAGAAAAATCATATAGGTATTTAGCGTGAGTTTTGTACAAAAAATCACGATGACCGATGCCAAAGTCAAATTTGGTAGTTTATCGCTGAATAATCAATATCAAGTTCATTTTGCTGGCATCAATGGTGCTGTCATAAATTATCTTAGGTTTGATAAAAGAATCAATAATGCACAAGACTTTATCAGTCGTGAAGCTGGTATACTCTGTAATGATGCATCGTTACCTGCAACTGCATACGCAACAGCAGAGGTAAAAGATAATTTTATGGGTGTTCCACAGGAGTTTGCTCATACGAGAATTTATACTGACATAGACTTTACATTCTATGTGGATGAGGACTACACATTATTGAATATATTTGAAGGTTGGATGGACTACATTTCAAGTGGTGCTGGAAGTGAAGTTGCTGATTTTCAAAAACCATTCTATCGAAGAATGAGATATCCTGATTCATATAAGTGTGATACGATGTTTATCACAAAGTTTGAAAAGAATATGAAAAGAAAATTAAGATATCAATTCATTAATGCTTTTCCAAAATCAATATCTCCTATGCCTGTGACATATGGAGCTGCAGATTTACTTAAAGTTACTGTAAGTTTCAATTATGACCGCTATATAGTTGCGAATCAAATAGATTCGTGATATAATACTAAATAAAACACTGAATTGAATAATTATGCCTTTACCAAAGATTAGTACTCCAACTTATGAATTGGTGTTGCCATCGAACAATAAAAAAATTAAGTATCGCCCGTTTTTAGTTCGTGAAGAAAAAATATTAATACTTGCTTTAGAATCAAACGACTCGAAACAGGTTAGTGATGCAATTGTTGATATACTTACATCATGTATTCTTACTAAAAATGTAGATGTTACTACTTTACCTACATTTGACATTGAATATTTATTTTTAAATGTTCGATCTAAGTCTGTAGGTGAGACAGTTGAAGTGAATGTGACTTGCCCTGATGATGGAGTCACTGCTGTGGAAATGGCTGTCAACATAGACTCTATCAAAGTCAAAAAAACAAAAGGTCATAATAGTATTATTAAACTTGATGATAAGTATTCTATGAAATTGAAGTATCCTTCAATGAAACAATTTATTGAAAATAATTTTGATGTTGAATCAACAAATGTAAATCAATCACTTAGTATGTTATCAGGTTGTATTGATATGGTATATGATGAGGAGGAAAGTTGGGATGCTGATGAATGTACTCAAGAGGAATTGGATGGATTTATTGATCAATTAAATACCAAACAATTTAAAGAGGTTGAAAAGTTTTTTGATTCAATGCCTAAATTATCTCATAAAGTTAAGGTTACAAATCCAAAAACTGGAGTTGAATCAGATGTTGTATTGGAGGGTCTAGCTGCTTTTTTCAGTTAGGTATGGCCCACACGAATCTGGAGTCATACTATAAAATTAATTTTGCCCTGATTCAGCATCATAAATACTCATTGACTGAGATTGAAAACATGATGCCTTGGGAAAGAGATGTGTATGTCGCTTTACTCAAACAATATATTGAAGAAGAAAATTTAAAAAGACAACAAAGTAACTCATAGTGGCAGTAAAAAACACACCTAAAATAAATGTTACTAAACTCATGGATATGGGCATGGGTGATGCTGCTGAAGTTACACCAAAGAGGGGGAGAGGTAGACCAAAGAAATTACAAACACTTGCAGAAGTGCAGGCAGATATTAATTTAAAAGAATTTAAAAAGGCTCAAAAAAAATTAGATGCTGCCAAGTTGATGAATAAAAATGCCAAAGGCACTGAAAAAATTTTGATGCAGTCAAATATGATTTTGGCAGATATTGCAAAAATTATATCAACAGATCTTGCAGTTGAACAGGAAAAAGAAAAAGAAGAGATAGATAAACTGAGAGAGGAGCAGAATAAAGGTAAAGTATCAAAAGATGAGAAAAGTGTAGAAAGCACTGGTAAGAAAGTTGCAAGTGGATTGAAAAAGACTTCAATGAAAGCATTGCAACCAGTTGCAAATATGTTTGACAATTTAAAAAATTTAGCAGCGACACTTGGAATTGGTATACTTGGAAATGCTGCATTTGAATTTATCAGAAATCCTGAGAACTCTGAAAAGATAGCAAAATTCTTTGGATTTATACAAAAGAATGCGAAGTTTATATTGGCTGGTATGGGTATCCTTGCTGCACTACCCTTAATCAGCACACTAGGTGGTGTGATAGGAGCAATCAAAATTGCTTTTAGTGGTTTAGCATTTGTTATGGCAAACCCAGTAATATTAGGTGCGATTGCATTAATCGGTGCACCGATAGGACTTGCAATAGGTGCGGGTAAATTAGCAGAATTTATTGAAAGAAAGATAGAAGGTGGATCATCATTTGTTGACGCTCAAGATCAATTGGATCAACAACTTAAAGATGCTGGTATGGACTCTAAGGGTAGAATTGGATATACAAATAGCAGAGGGAGATTTATAAAAAAAGGTGATAGAAATGCAGAACAGGAAGCATTATTTCAAAAGGTTCAGGCAAAAAGAAAAGAACTTCGTCAACTTCGTGATGACATGAGAGCAGAAATGGATAAACAAAAAGCAACTGTTTCAATGTCTGGTACAAGAACAGGTGGTAGAGATAAAGGAAGAAAATATTTTACAAAAGCAGATAACGAAAAGAAAAAAGAACTTGAGGCAGGAGTTAGAGCAGACTTTGAGTCAAAAATTGATGATATTATTGCAAGAAGACGAGGTGGTAGAGGTGCAAGAGGTAGAACAATACTTGTTGGAGAACAAGGCCCTGAGTTGTTTACTCCAGATACTGATGGTCAGATAAAAAATAGTGATGACACTCTTGCGATGTTAGCAGATGGTGCAAATCAAATTAATGTGATTACAGAGGACTTACCCCCGATCACAACTCCAGTGCCTGATGTTCCAATAAAAGATGGAGTGATTGCGAATGAAGCAGAACCAGTAAGTTCAATAAATCCTTTGAATGATTATATGATGTTTACACCTCAACTTTTAGGTATTGAGTAATGCAACAGGCAGAGCAACTCAAAATAAATGTATCTAATATTAGAAGTTCTTTACTAATTGGGACTAAGAGAACTCAAGTATTAAAAATCAGAAAAGAAAAATTACTTGATGATATTGAACAGAAGAAATTAGTACAGCAAGAGGAGAAAAATCTTGAACAAACAAAAAAACCAAAAAAGATAAGTGTTCTTAAATCACCAGTGAAAAAGGTTGCAAATGTTTTTGATAACATAATGAAATTTGGTGCGATAGTGTTGACTGGTATTCTTGTTAATGCACTACCAAAAATGATAGATACAATTAAAAAGGTATTCAATTCAATCTCAGGGTTTTTTAGTAGAGTATTTAATTTTTTCAAACCATTTATTTCGTTTGTGACTGGTATAGAATTTAATGATAGAGAGGCAGAAAATAAAAAATTAATGGATGATGCTGAGGCTCTTAAAAAACAACTAAAACCTTTAGATGCTATCACGGATAAAGTCAATAAAATCAAAGGTGGTTTTGATGATGCTGCTAAAAAATCTGGTGCATCAGGTGGAGGTAATGGTGGATCTGGAACAAGTGGCACAGAAACATCAAGTGAGAGCACCACAACAAAAACGACTACTACCGATACATCAGAATCATCTACCACTGTCACTGGAACAAAAACAGAAAAAGAACTTGAAGAAGAGGGATTTTACAAAGAAAAATTAAAGGAAGCTGAGACTCGTAGAATTGAATATGTAAAAAATGGTGAAACTTCTAAGATAGAGGGTGTTGACAAAAAAATTGAATTTTATAAAAACAAATTAGGTATCAATCCCTTAAAATCAACTATTATTGTCGAAGACTCTGATGGAAAAGTCCAAAAACTTGATAGTTCTCAACTTAAAGCAAAAACTAACGACACTGTTTCTGTGTTAAATAATGGTAATAGCACTAATGGTAGTAAAACTATCATAGTTCAAAGACAGGTCGTTCAAACTAATGTAGCAGTACCAGTATAATGTCAGCAGTCAGTCCTTCAAAGTATAATAGAATTGAACTTCAGAAAAAGGGTAAAGATCCCGTTGAACTGAAGGGAGGGGTGGTTTCTGTTGATTATTATGAGAGTTTATATTCACCAACAGTAACTGCAAATGTCATGTACATGGATGCAGGTGGTAATTTAGAGGATGACAAGAACAAACTTACAAGTGTTAAAGAGGCATTACCAATCACAGGATTAGAAGATTTGTTTTTTAACATATCGAATGAAACTGGTGAATTAAAATTTGTCAAGAAAGATGCCTTTAAGGTATCTAAAGCTCCTGTGATGACTCGTGAATCTAATAGACAGGCAGTATTGTTATCCGTTGTTAGTCCACAATTAAAACAAAATAATGATGACCCAATATTTGATAAGTATAAGGGAAAAATAAGTGATACCGTAAAGAAAATACTTAAAGAAAAATTGAAAATACGAAATGATAAACTAGATATTGAACCCACTAAAAATGGGTATAATTTTTTAGGTAAAGGTAGAGGAGGTCTTGATCTAGTATTAGACTTATGTAAAAGATCAGTGCCTGTAAAGGGAGATGCTGGATTTTTCTTTTATCAAACTAAAAGTGGATTTAAATTTAAGTCTATAAATGAATTAGTGTCTCAGAAACCAGAGTTTACACTTGTTTATTTTGGTGCATTGAAACAAGATAATACCCAAGATGGCGGTAATGATAATAAGATTATGATGCCACCAAGATTTGAAAAAGATCAAGATGTGATTAAATCTTTGAAAGGTGGTGTTTATCGAAGTCGTAACATCTTTTTTGATCCAAGAACATTTTGTTATGAAGAAGTTACCTACGATATTAGCAAAGAGGGAGTCAAAAAAACTCTAGGTGGAGCTCCTCCTTTTGCAGATGATGTTAAGAGTTTCACAAAAACATTTCATCATATATTAGATGTTGGAAGTTTAGATTCAAACCCAAGCACAGAAATTAATAATGATCCTAGAGAATGGCAAGCATCATCAGTGATGAGATATAATTTATTACATTCGCAAGTGGTGCATATTCAAATCCCATGTAATCTTAAATTAGAAGCAGGTAATGTGATTAAGATGGAGATTGAATCCACAAGTGCTAATAAGGAAGAGGGTGCAAAGGATGAACAGCAAAGTGGTAATTATCTCATTTTAAATTTGTGTCATCATTTTACGGATCGTAGATCGATAACATCGTTAACTTTAGTAAGAGATACTTATGGTATCAAGAGGAGCAAAGACTAATGTTTGAATTACCTAGTTTTTTTAATTCAAAACTTGAACCTTGGATAGGTAAAGTCGTATCCCAAAAGGCACAAAAGGCTCAATTAAATGGTATGGGTTGGGGTCATAGGTTTAAAGTACGCATCATGGGTACATATTCTGAGAATGATAATGTAGAGGATAAAGACTGTCATACAGCAGTAGTTATGTTAGGTGTGACTGATGGAAGTGGTGCAGCGAA